CTCATATCAAAGAACAAAGTAGTAGAGGGGCAAGACGAAGATGAAACAAATCAAAGACATCTTTGTATAGCAAAGAACAAACTCAAAGGTGGATGGCATGGTACTATTCACTGTGAGTTAGATGGAGACAGGAGTCAGTACTTAGCATGAGACTTGTACTAGATGTAGAAAATACAATAACTAAGAGAGACAATAAAAACATACTTGACCCATTCGAGCCTGGACTTGAGCTTGTTCAAGTAGGTGTGCAGAATGTAGACAATGTAGAAGAGACACATTTGTTTACGCTGAATCACAAAGAGGATCAGGACGTAGGTGGATCAAGAGCTAAAAACATACAGATCCTACTAGACCATACAACACTCTTGATCATGCACAATGCACAGCATGACTTGATGTGGTTGTGGGAGTCAGGCTTCGAGTATGACGGTGACATATATGACACGATGTTAGCTGAGTATCTACTGCAGCGTGGACAGAAAGAACCTATAAGTCTTGAGGCTTGTGCTGAACGTAGGAATCTAAACTACCAGAAGCAAGACACTCTCAAAGAGTATTACAAGAAAGGATACAACACCAATGAGATACCTTTACAAGAGCTTCTTTTTTATCTTAGGAGTGACCTCGACATTACTCGTGAGTTGTTCCTTGCCTTGGAACAAGACTACGCCAAGCCAGAAGCAGAGTCCTTACATAATGTCAGAGACATTACCTTCCGCACCTGTAAAGCCCTCACCAGAATGTATATGTCAGGAATCCGTGTGGACAGAACCGCCCTTCAGCAAGTCCGAATAGAGTTTGAGAAAGAGAAAGCTGAGATAGAAGATAGACTGCAGCGCAAGACTCGTGATCTTATGGGTGACACACCTATCAACCTCAACAGTCCTGAGCAAGCATCTCAAGTTATATTCAGTAGACGTATACACAACAAGAAAGAATGGGCTGACTTGTTTGACTACACTGAAACACAACAAGAGTTTAGGGATGCCATAGATGCAAACAGTTCTATTATTAGAAAGACTAAAGCATCTACCTGCACTAACTGTAATGGCGGTGGTAAAGTTTGGAAGACAAGAAAAGATGGTACGCTGTACAAGATACCAAACATATGTAAGAAGTGTGAAGGTAGAGGCTACATTCTAACACAGACAAAACAAGTAGCAGGGCTGTGTTTCTCTGCGCCAAGCAAGAAATGGATAAGCGCAAATGGCTTCAGCACTAGTAAAGGTAATCTTGAAAGTCTTATGGCTACCGCTACAAGCAACGGTATGGAGTCTGCTCTTGATTTTCTTACTGATCTTAAGCGCCTCTCTGCTATCAGCAGTTACCTTAGTAGCTTCGTGGATGGTATCGACATATTC